CTACAACATCATTAAAAGCCTTATCCTTTGGGCTTAGCGTTCTACTTATTGCATAATCATTAAATTTATTCTTAACTAAGAATGTGTTTAGTTCATCATTTGTAAAAATTTGCGCTTGTCTTGTTTCTCTGTTTACTACTTTAAAATATGTCATTTTCTCTAGTGCCTTTATTAGTTGGAAGGACTTTACCGATTAATTATACGACAAAGATACAGCTTTTTAATTACTATGCTATTAATTTGCAACAAATATTAAAATAATTTGCAAATTGTTAATAACTTTTTTATGCTCTTATCTAGTAAATTGCACCTGATGGACTTCTAATAACTTTTAATACACTGATACTAGAAAGGGCTAAAAGTGGCTTAAAAAGGCTTAAAACATACAAATAATTTGCAATTTAACATAATAAAAAAAACTTCAAAAATAATTTATTTTTTTGTGCTTTTATCCAAATATTTTTTGTATGGCTGCAAAACTTAACATAATATTTATTATGTTAAATTACAAAAGTACTATGCACGCATAGTAAAAAAAAATTACACTATATATCCCTAACGACAGGCCGAGCAGTTTCAACGGACTTGGCAGTTTCAACAGATTTGGCAGTTTCAACAGGTTCAAAAAAAAATTTGGCAAAAAAAAATATTTTGAAAAATAAAAAAAAATAAAAAAGAAAAAAATAAAATTTTAAAAGAATTTATTATTTAACATAATAATTATTAATAGCAATTAGTATTTATTAAAAGTATTATGATTTAAAAAAATAGCCGATAGATATTATCTACCGACTACTTAATCAAACCAACTAAAACAAGTGAACTATTAAAACACTTTTCCTTTAAACCTTTACATAGGTTTTAAACCTTAATATCTTATTGATTATAGATTGACTCACCTTATATAATGTAGCCAACTGATGCTGAGTGTACTTGCCTGTACTGTAATCAGCCCTAACCTTCTCTGCTTCTTCATAGGTGAACTTACGCTTTGCATATCCTCCACCTCTCATATCTTTTCTATCGTATATATTTACACTCATATCATCTTATTAAAGTAGTTATCAATAACTTCTATACTCTCATCTAACCCTTTGGTAACCCTAGCACAATACCCTTGCTCGTTGAGGTATGCTATCCACTCCTTCTGCTCTTTGGTTGGGTAAGATTTTTTATCCTTCTTTATTTCTAAGAACAATCCGTGATAGACACCCCCCCCTCCTATAGCACCCCCCTCCTCACTCACTCCCCTCTCCATAGGGACACAGATTTGTAGGTCAGGAAATCCTTTTACATATCCTGTAGCCTTAGCCTTAACAGCTTGCTTATAAGATGTTCTTATGCCTCCTAAGGATGCACAATACTTTACAAAGGGGTACTTTATCTTAAGATACTTTACGACTCCTTTTTGTACTTCTTCTTCTAGGTTTCTCAATTTTTTTTGTTTTAATTGATTGCTTGATTTCTTTGCGAATGTCCATCATCTTATTATAAACTTTTATCTCTAGCTCTGCAACATCTAATCCAAGTTCAATCACTTCTTCCTGAACCTCTCTTAATCTTAAGTTTAAGAAAATTGAGTAAATTGCAACAACAACAAATAGTATAGTTTCCATAATGTTTTATTTTAATTAATAAGCAGTTTCTCCATATTGACCCTCAACATAGATGTTTTTAAATGTTATATCTAATTCTTTTTTACCTGATTTAGTCTTTCTTAATATCCTCTGCATCAATGACTTATCTTTTTTAATCATTTCAATATCGTTAGTCAGAACAAATGTATCAATTTTTTGGTACTTATACTGCCTTACAGAGCCTTTCTTTTTATATCCAAACTCTACGATAACCCTATAGATAGGGCTAGGCATTTCTTCTTACTTTATCCCACTCTAAAGCAGCTACCAACTGCTCTCTTGTATGTAACTTTCTAGCTTTATGTCCGTATCTTTTTGCATTGGCTCTGCTGTATTCTGAAGGCTCATATACTAATTTAACCTCTCTTACTAATTCTTCTTCATCATACTTAACAATCCACCTGCAAGTATCACAATGACTACTTCTTTTTATATGTGTTAAATAACTCATCTTATTTATTTTTCATTTTTATACCAAACTCCATAACCTTTTGCTTTACCTATAAATGGAACTTTTTTAAGTACAACTAATTTTTCTTCTTTATCCTTTCTATACTTAGGGTTTTTACTGTTTAATTTTCTTTTTTTCATATCTATTTCTTCAGCTCTTTAATTTTCTCTAACTCAAATTCTAAATGTGCTATTGCTTTCTTAATACACTCAATAGGTTTAGCGTGTTTCTTTTCTGCTCTTAATAAATAAGTAACGGCAGTCCCTATATTGTATGACAAATCAAATCCTGATACAACTTTTCTTGCTTCATATCCATTGTTTCCAATGTAGTAGTGTGGTATTCTATGGTCTTTCATTTATTCTATCGTTTTCTAATCCTCCTGTTAATGTTTCGTGTTTATCAATGTTTCTAAGTAGATTTTCGTTTTCTCTTTTTGCTATTTTTGCTTCAATATAGTTTAAAACAAATATGTATATCGCAAAAAAACTAATCACAAGCAATGTTCCTTTTATCATCTTTTTCTTTTTTATTTTTAAAGTAATAACTTCTTTTAATACTTCTATTTAACTCTCTCTCTAAAACTCTTGAAGATAGCCCACCTTCATCTATTTTAGCTTCGGAAAATATATTAGCCAACACAACATACGAATTAAAATCTTTATTTACCAATCTGTCTAAAATTTTAAACTTTTCTTTAGTGCCTAAAGATAATAGTTCCTTTTTATTTATCTCCATCATCTGCAAATTTAGTACAAAAATAGGCTTCTAATACACATAATAGTATAATTATTCCCCAAATCGTTGTTAATATCTTCATTTTCTTAAACTTTCTCCCCTCATAAACACAACCTTACACAGCCTTTTAATCCTGTCGTATATCCTTTCTCCATACCTTTCTTTAATGGAACTAGCATCAAGGTTTGATGTTAATAAAAGCATTTTTAAATCATCTTCTGCTTCAAATATAGCGTTCTCTACTGCATCTATTTTAGTACCATAGTCGTTTACTATTTCCTCAGTACCTATATCATCTATAACAATGAATGGAGTTTTGTATTCAGTAACCTGATGAAGCTTCCTAGATGCTATTGGCTTAAGTATCTTTCCTTTCTTAGCGTTAAAGATTAATGGAAGAACTCCTGTAAGTATAACTGACTTACCTCTACCACAATTCCCTATTAAAAATAACCCCTTACCTTTAGTGTCTGCTAACCAACTTACAACCTCATCATACTCAGGAAGATGCTTATACTCTGTAATAGTCCTGTCTACAAGCATAAACGCTTCCTTAAACAGTTTCATACACTCATCATAAGTTCCAAAAGAATATCTCTTATAGCCTCTAATCTTTATGTGCGTTGCACTCTTTAATGTTTCTTCTAGTGTTCTCATATTAAAATTTATTATAATCTTTATTAGCTAATTGTTTTCTTCCTGTCTTATCTTTAGGAGTGTTAGCTTCCCAAGTTCTTACACAAGCTCTCCAATCTTTCATCTTGTTTTTACCTACCTTCCACCCATTGCTAGAATAAAAGTTGTGAAACTTAACGCTATCTACCTTGTTGTTTCTTTCAGTACAATAAGCATCTACCTCATCTATAGTAGGCTCTGCAAATCTTTTAATGACAGGTTTCTTTATTTCGTTCTCAAATCCTGCAACATCAACAGGACTAATCCCTTCAATGTTATATACATCATACTTGTCTAGTAATTTTATTACAGCCAAATGAGGCCTTGAGTTCTCATTAAGAGTTCCATACTGAAAGTCAATGAACTTTGGTATAAACCATTTATTACCTTTATCAAAAATCTTTATCTGCTCTGCAAAAACTTTAGCTGCTTCTTTCTCACTTATCTTACTTCCTATTCTGATTGAAGCAACCTCAAAGTCTGTGTCCCATATTCCTGCGTGATTACAATCATCTAATATATATAACCATAATAATTTAAACTTTGCAGGAAGGTTTCTAATAAACCCTTTTTTCCATTTGTCTGTATCTGTAAATCTCTTTGCCATAATTATATCTGTTTTAGTAGTTGATTCATTCTTTCTTTTCTTTCTGCAAAGGGCAAGCTATCCCAATCCTCAGGCTTTATTACTCCTTCAGTAGCGAATATAATTCTCTCTTTAAAGGCTAGAGCCTCTTGCTCGGTTTGATTAGTCATTGAACCCATTTGTAGAAACATCTTCATAAAATCTATTTTATCCATATCTATTTAGTTTTTGCGTAGTTAGTTAAATACTTATTTACTATTGACTTATGTTCCATTGAGCCATCATAATTATCTGAAACATCTTCAAAATCAACATCATCAGCAGCGTATGATTTATTATAATTATTAATCTCATCATAAGACTCATCTATTAATAATATATCGCTATTGCAGTCAGGGCAAAACATATAACCCTTAAAGTCGCTATCAGATAGCCTATTGCACCCACAGTAATAACAAGTTTCATTACCTTCTTCATCACGCAAAACCTCTGTGTCTTTACCATAGTCAGAATACCAATAGCTTCTTTCTGCTCCACTAAAGTCCCCCCAATCATAATCATTCCAACTTTGCTTTTGCTGTTGATACTCATATTTATTACAGCCTAGTTCATTGATTATCTTATCAACCATATTTAAGCAGTTGTTTGCATCATAGAACTCTACAATCTCCTCATCTGTATGAGGTGCGTAATAACCACAACTCATATTAGCTACACAAACACCAATACCATTCTCTGCTAATTGACCTACATCTGTAATTGCACCTGATGTTTCTGCATAGCCATACTTCTTTAATGCAGGAGCTATACTCTTGCTAAATGCTTTGCTAAATAGTTTACCTGATATATTGTTTACAAAGTCCTTAGAACCTCTCCTATCGCCTTGTAGACAGTAACCTACATCTTTAAACCAATCCATATCTGCAGCTCTACTTCCTACACATCCTATTTCTTCAGAATGAAAGAACGCACATTTAATATTATCTTTACTGATAAGCATCTCTAATGCTAACCATATACCTACCTTGTCATCTCCACCTATACCTACTTGCTTTCCTGTTTCTGAGTTAAATGCAAATAAGCAATTATCATCATCAAAAACTTTATAGTATTTATGTATATCGTGAACTGTGTCCGTATGTGCAACCATACAAGGGTATGCATCTGCAGTACCTTTAGTTACATATATATTGCTATCTTTAATAACAACCTCTGCTTGAGGGACATTCTCTCTGCAGAATTTGTGAATATATGCTATCATATCAAATTCATTACCACTTGTGGTCTGAACGGATAGTATATCCATTAATAATTTTTTCCTACCTAATAATAGTTTGTTCATAAGCGTTTTGTGTTTTAGTTAATAGTAGTTTAGAAAAGAAATGAGAGGGTAATTTTACCCTATCTTGTCAAGCATTACTGCAAGTAGATACCGAACCTCTCAAATCTTATACAAAGATACGACAATTATTTGAATTGACCAAATAATTTGTAATCTTTTTTAAAGTATTTTAGAAAGGCAAGTCATCATCTTCTTTTGCCTTGTCTGCTGTTACCTCTTTTGGTGGCTCATAAGTATTCTCATAAGCATAGTGAGTTGCACCCTTCTCAGAAGGCTCTCTCCTCTCTGCTATTGTAATATTGACCCAACCTCTTTTGGACATTTTTTGCAAATCTTCCATCTTGAAACTTGCATTAAATAAATCTCCATACTGCGTAGTTACCTTTTTGATGCTACTTACTACATAATTCTTGTCTGCCATTTTTTTGTTTTTTAATTTTTAATTTGTATTCGTTTTTCTGTTCTATTAAATTGTTAAGCCTTTTAGATAGTATATCCATTTTTCTTTCAACTGAAAGGACTTCGTGTTCATAATAATTCTCACTAATATAAAACATATTTTCTATTTCTTCATAATTCTTTTTATATGATTTTAAAATCCTTACAAAGTTATCGTGAACCTTAATGCTGTGAACTATTGTTGCGTGATTTTTATTAAGTATATCCCCTATCTCTTGAAATGTTAATCCAAAAACATTTCTTAATATGCCACAATAAAGCCTTCTTGCATCTACAACAACTCTTACTCTATTTTTTGAAAGAACAGATGACCATTGAACATCATACCTAGAGCATATCTCTTTGATAATCTTGTCATCCCTTTCTTTAGTGAACTCTAGTTTATATCTATTCATTTACATAATCTTTAGGGGTCGCTGTATATCCACTTAAAGACTCAACACCTTTAAAGTTATCCTCTCCTTCAACTACAATCATATCATCTTTTAAATCTACCTCTATTATATCTATAACATCTTTAACATCTATGTTTAGAAAGTTTGCAAGTCTTTGCATTTGATAGTATCTTAAGTGGTAAGGATTGTCTAAGTATTTTTCAATAGTAGAGCCTTTTATATTTAAAACTCTACCAAATCTTTGTTTTGATATTCCTCTTATTCTTAATATTGCTTCAAGCTCATTTCTTGAAGTTCGTACTTTTTCATAATCATTTTTCATTTTAATAATCTTTAGGGTTAAACATTCCATTCTTTCTCATAGCTTCATATTGATGTTTAGGGTCTGAATGTATTTCATTTTCTTTTATTTTTTTAAGTATTTCATCTGCTTCTATATCCGTAATCTCATTCAAAGAACTCATAATTCTTTGCTGTTCTGATGCAGTTATAGATGTGTAGTGTAAGAGGTTCTCAATATAATTCAATTTCCACATTTCTGCTTCTAATGGCTTACCATCAAGAACCTCATCCATCCACTCACTCATTAGTCTACAATTTCATCTTGACCAAATACCCCTTGCTCATAGAATCCTGAAAGCTTTAATACTGCTCTACTCATTGCTCTCTTTTCTGCCATAGCAACAGGAAACTTTTTACCACCTCCCATTAGATTAGAATCAGATGCCTCTCCAAATGTCATTACATTTCTTACATCATTCTCTCCTGCTCCTACTCTCATACTTGCAGTTGCTCTAAGTACAACCCATTCAGGTGTCATCATTACAGGCTCATAGGCTACTTGTATGTTTTTCTTACTTACAATCTTGTCTATACCTGTTCTTGTGATAATTACAAATCCTCTTTTGTCTTTGTAAACATCCTCTTTAACTAATCCGTTTTCTAAGAATAGTCTTTTTAAAGTTTCTTCTTTTGTTTCTTTTACTTCAATCGTGCTTTCTACTTTTTTCATTTTTAAATTACTTTGGTTATTATTGTGATATTGTTCTGCAATATCGGTTAGTGTGTTAATTTCTTGTGATTGCATTTGCTCTTGCATTTGCATAAATTCATCTTTCATCCTACCCATAATTATTTTAATATTGATTTCATAAAATTATTAAGCCTAGAATCAAAGCTTTTTTTATCATCCTTAATCATCTTGTATTCAACAATGTTAGCGTTTCTAGTAGTCCCATCTGTTTTTTTATACCTAGTTGGTACATCTAATTGTTTAGACTCTATCCTGTAGCCTTTCTTTCTTAAGGAATGAATGATGCTTGATAATCTGTATGCACCATATTCGTTTATAGCTTCTTTTTGTGTTAGCCTTCTACCATCTTTTAAGTGTTGTAGAATATCACTCGTTTGTGTTTTTGTCATTTTAAAATAGTTTAGTTAATAATTAGTATTCATCTCTCATACCTTCTTCGTAGTTTTCTTTTTGTATTTGCTCATATTCATAATCTTCTATCTCATCACAAATATCTCCACACTCTTGACAGCACATCTCATCTCTATCTGCGTGTTCTTTACAATCTCCACATATGTCGGTTTCTCCCCACATACTAGCACCACAACAGGTGCTGACATCTCCTTCTCCAATCTCTGCTCCACAACAAGAGCTTACCATATTATATCCAATACCATCATCAGTAGGGTTGCTTAATTTCCAATCATCAAAATTCATAAGTAATAAGTGTTTTTAGTTAATAGTTAGTTAGTCGTAAATTCTGTGCAAAGATACAACAATTTTTTAAACTACCAAAATATTTACAATGTTTTTTATAAATAATATGTAAATACTTTATCTTTAACCTAGTATTTATCTTTAACCATATCTTTATCTTTATCTTTAAGAGTATGGAATACCCTATAGAAAGGGTTATTAAAGGGTTTAATTTATGAAGGCCAAATAACTACCATTAAAAATAATGTGTTAATCTTGCTACTTGCCCACTTTCTTTGTCGTGTAAAAATGCCTCACAAGCTTTTGGCGCACCACAAAATCCTTTTCTTGAGTGCCAACTATCAGCAGCAGAAGGACTTCTCATATACTCTACAGTTACACCTATAAAATCTTTAGCATCTAGCCATTTATGTTTTACCTTATGATGTATATGATGTAAATACCAATACCTGTGAGTGGTTTCAGACCAGAGTAATGGTTTCTCTTGCGCCATCAACAAGGGTAATTTATCCATCTTAGCACCATCTCCGTGTTCTAATCCTATAAGATTCTTGCCATATTGATAGTATTTTCTATTTGCAACTGAAATATCAAACCTAACATCATTAGCTTTTCTAAACCAAGATTTTAAAGTATGTGCTAAATGGAATCCACTTTGATAGTCGTGGTTACTCATTGAGTGTAAAACATCTACAGGGGCTATCTCTCTTAACATCTCTATTACCTTAACATATAACATTAAAGCAATCTCATAATGTTCCCACCACTTACCATCAGTATCTTGATGTGTTCCTTTAGTTGTAGTGTTATATACATTATCTATATGTAAAACATCATTACCAATACAGAATAATATTCTATCAACATCAAAACCTTTAGACTTATCTATAAGTCCTTGAACTCCCTCTAAAACCCTCATAACAGCAGTTTCACAGTCATAAGCTTCTCCTGTTTCTAATTCATTAGCATACTTGCCTATATGAATATCTGCAGGATTTATAACTAAAAGATGTGTTCCTTGCTTTCTTTTTATCTCTTTATAGTCAGGAGAATATCCCTCTATAAATTTATTTACATTGTCAAATATTTGATTTTCATCTAAACCACAATCATCCTTTGTTACTATAGAGAATCTATACTCTCCACTAGCTGATTGCCAATGTTTTACAGACACTACATCCTTTTTATCTATACCTCTTTCTGATAGATGAGTATCTAGTGCTGTATTGTCATTTATGTTATCTACTGAATTTGCTCTGTACTTGTAAATAAGGTTCTCCTCATCTACAGATAGTCTTAATCTTCTTCCGTAATTTTTCATATACAAATTTATTAAAAATACACAACCATATAAAAAAAAGTGAGAAGTTATTAACCTCTCACTCTTAACTACTAACTATCCCAAAATGAAAACACTCATAAAAGGGCTACAAAGATAGTAAATTATTTTAAATAACAAGTGTTATTTTTTTGATTTCGCTATATCAGCAATTCCCTGCCCTAAAATTAGTGTCAAAATAGCGTAATAAAGATTAGTTGCAGTAGCTTCATCTACCCCTAAGTATGTAACTAGAGCAGGAACAACTACAGAACTGATAGCATACCAAAACTTCTTTGATTTTAACATCTGTCCAATAAGGAATTTTTCTAAAAACTTTTTCATTTTATAATTTTAAATTAATAATAATGCCAAATAATATTTGGGCTTTTCTTTTTATCAGTGTCCAAATGTATGAAATTTTTTCCAATTCCAATACGATTAAATCCTACTTTTATTGCAGACTGTATTATTTTATATCTACTTTCAGAATCTTTAATATGAATATCTGCAGCATTACAAGGTATATTTGTATGACTAGAATTTTTAACTCCACCTACAGCCGTGTTATGTTTTGGCGTTCTATATCCTGAATTTATTTTAAAAGGAACTCCTGCTAACTCTCTAGCTTTGTCTAATTTACCTAGAAATTCAAGGCACATATTTTCTCCTGAGCCACTATCAGTAGGGCAGTCAAATTCAGACAAATTAAAGTATTTTATATCCATATTTCTTAACTTGTCATTATACCATTTATTCATTATTAAGGCCTTTCTTCTTCAGCCTCTCCCCCTTCTACAGTTCCACCTTTAAATACAGCAACATATTCAATGTAAGATTCTGTAACTCCTTCTCCAACTTCATCTGTTTTTGCCTTAACCACAACTAAATCAGATAAACTAAATGCTTCTCCTTCACATAAGAAATCCATATCATTACCCATAAGAACAAAACTACACCCTGCAGGTAAATGAAAATAACCTGTCTTACTTGAGCTAACATAGAGTTGAATTGTTATACCTACAGAACTATCAGTGTTTGTTATTCTAAAGTAAGTGAATTCATCAATAACTCCTGTACCTGCAATATCAGGCAATGCATTATTATAGCCAAAAACTGCTGTCAGTCTTTCGCTATTAATAGCCATTACTCTTTGGTCTACCTTTCCATTACCTGAAAAAGTTTTGCTTATATTGTTACCATAAGAAACCCCATTTATACTTATATTCTCGCTAATAGACACATTAAGTGTTGTTTGCTGTATTGTTGTTGCCATTTTATTTTACTTTTTTAAGTTTTATAAATTTATAAATAGTAAAAACTATTGCTAAACTTGTTGATATTAAAAGAAGTATATCATTGCACTCCCCTAAGCTTAAACCAAGCACACCTCCATTTGCAATTAAAACCTCTGTTGTATCTTTCATATTATTTTTCATTTTAACTAAGCTTTCTATACCCTATCAGGTAAATCTTTAAATCCGATGGAACCTCACCCTCTCCTACTGTTAAATTAACCACCACCTCACTATCATTTGCTAATTCGTAATCAGATATTACGACAGGAGTTGCTGCAGTTGTTGATGTTTTTTCCCCTGCATCTATTGTTAAAAGAGTAGAAAGTATTGAAACTCCTGATTCCTGTATATCTACAGTTACTAATGTTCCTGCAGTATAAACACTTGCCCTAACCTCTCTTAATATAAAATCATAAGGCATCCTTATGTAATCAATACCACTAGCAGTAGATAAAGAACCATCAAGCCTTAATTCAAAAGTTTGTAGTGGATAATTCCAACTGTAATTACCGTTCCTATCATCATAAGACATTCCGTTTGTTTTACCTATAACCATATTATTTTCAGCCGACTCATATCCCATAGGATAATGCCTGTTAGCATCTAATAAATTTTTATGTTCGTTTGCAGCCATTTATATTATTTTAACAATTACAATTACAATTTGAGCTTCCGTTTACATAAGGGTTAGCACAATTTAAACAACCATCAACACCATCATACCCATATATACTATCGTAGAATATCATTCCGTGATTTTTATATGTACCATTCATACTTTTAGGTTTATTGTTGTTAAATGTAGGATATAATCCTGCTTGGTCAGTTCCATTCAAAAAATCCATCATATCATTAGCAAATATATTTGCTTTTCTGTATGTGTCTTGCTTAAATGTGTTATAAGTATCTTGACTTATTATTCTTGAGAACTCATCAATATTATTAACCACTCCACTAGAAGATATATTACTCATAATATCATTAACAACTTCAAACCTGACAAACCAAGACAAAGTATCTTCTAGGTAATATGTCATAAATGCCTGATTATCAACACTTAATGTCCCTGTGTCGTGCTGAAGCTTTAATTCTGTATAGAATTTTTCTCCAAGTAAAGGCCTGATATGTGCAAGTTCTGACAAAACAATAGTGTTCTCAGAAACTAAAACAGGGTCTGTATTTTTATTGGTAAATGTTTTATCAATTACCTCTCCTGCAGATACTAGTGTTATATATTGTTTAGTGTTTGCCATTATCTATTGCTCTATTATTACTGACTTTTCATCTTCTATCTCCCCATCTGCATCATCATCTCTCTGAGTAACTATAATCTCTCTATCTGCAACAAACATATCTCCATCATCTAACATAGGCAAGTCCTCATCAATCAATGCTCTTTGCTCGTTTATAGTTAAAACCTCTCTAATGTCTACATCATTTGCATAAGAAATTGGTGGGTCGTAGTGTATCTTTAAATCACTAGGGTCGTAACCCATTTCCTTATAAAGAACTGTTCTTATTCCATTTAATAACAACTCAGAAGTATCTCTAATTACTGTAGTCATTACTAAATCATAAGCAATTCTAATTTCACTTCCTGTATTATTCATTTTACCTGAACTAACAATACCTGAAAGTGATGGCTGCCATCTATTAGCAGTTATAATATTTTGGTCGGTAATCTGTTGTAA